ATACCGAAGTAAGCCCAGGTTCCAATCGCAACCATTGCGATCAGTGAGGCTACCGTCTTCATCGGCATTTGCACGGCTGCTTCTTCAGAAATTTTTAAAGGTTTACCCATTAGTTATAATTATACCCCGTGTTTCCTTGTTCTAATTTTTCAAATAATTTTTCGTGTTGCTCCATAATCTCTTTATCAGAGTCCTGCATATCATCTAGTTGATCTTCTAATTTCTCTACTTGTCTTTCAAGTTTAGAAACTTTATCTAGTTGTACCGCCTGATTAGTAGAAAGATCAAACGTTCTAGTAAGGGTCCACCCTGCTAGTGCCAGTAGTATTCCAACTAATAATGTCATTAATTTTTCAATCATTTATTTTAGGTTTTGGTGGCGGAATTATATAATCTTTTAGGTTTATTTTCAATAATGGCTTTTGAGTAGGGCTTGGTGAGCCATATAGAGCTAAAAGAAGCAATGCAACCCAAAGCAACGCAATATAATACTTTTTTAATTTTTGTAGTTTAATTAGCTTTTTCTGTGCTAACAGGATCCTCAACTTCTGATTCGTATTCATTTAATACCCTCATAGTTGTTCCTTAAAGATTATTGACATGACAGACACTCTTCTCCATCATTTTTAGGATCATTACACGCACAATCTGCGCAACTGCAAGAACCATATAAATCACTGTGAGCATCTTTGCTACAATGACATAGACAATTACAATTCTTACACCTATTCTGTGCTTTATCTTCCATAGATCCCTCGCTGTTAGATTAGTTTTAGAATATTATAGAGCCAATTACAATACCAACAATTACCGCTGCTGCAGTAATTTTATGGTCTAGCCATAATTTTTGAACTTGAACTTTTATTTTTTCCATAGTTTCTCCTTAATGTATATCTCCCCAGTTTTTACCGGACTCATAGTCTACCTTGTTTGGTATCTCTAAGTCAACTGCTGATTCCATAACTTCTTTAATTAATTTAGCTTGTTTATCACTTTCTACAGAAATATCCAGTTCATCATGGATTTGTATATGAGGAATAATTCCTTCTTTATATAATTCCAACATAGATTTTTTAGTCATATCAGCAGCAGAACCTTGAATTAATTTATTTAAAGCTTTGTATGTGTATGCCCTTCTAATACCTGGACCATGTTCTTGTACTGCTTGTTCAAACGGTAATGCTTTATGCATACCAAAACTATTAGGTTCCCATAGGTGAAACCTGCATAGTCGTCCTAGCAATGTACGGATTTGTCCTCTTTGTTGAGCTCGGTTAGAAACTCCTTTCATTAAAGATTTTACAAATGGAACTCTGTTATGATAAATAGAAAAAAGTTCCTCTGCCTTTTCTTTACTTACCCCTAGTTCGGCTTGCAATTTTGCTTTACCCATTCCATAAAATAATCCAAGATTAATTGTTTTAGCTTGACTCCTTGGAATGTCTGCCATCTTTGCAACAATGGTGTGAAAGTCGGCGTCTCCTTCTTCGTACGCATTTTTTACATTAAAGACGCTTGCGTCTTGATCAAGGGATGCATAGTGAACTACAAGTCTCGGTTCTTGTTGATTGTAGTCAAAACATCCCCAGTCGCAACCAGACTCAGGTATAAAGAGGGATCGGATCAATGGACCCAAATCTTTGTTACGAGCGGGAATTTGTTGTAAGTTTGGGTTTGAGTAACTAAATCTTCCAGTTACCGTACCTCCATTGTCAGATCTAATTTGATTAATATCTGCATGGATTCTACCCAAATGTTCATATCTAATAATGGTATCAATAAATGTAGTGTGGGCCTTGTTAACTTCTCTTGCTTCTGCTATCATCTTAACTAATGGATGTTCATGAGAGGAGAGAAAATTTTTAGTAAATGATGGCGCTTGTGTTTTTTCAGTTCTTTCAAAAGGTAAATTTAATTTTTCAAAAACTTTGGCAATGGATCTTGCTGCCCATATTTGAGTTTCTATTCCTGTTTCTTTTTTTATTTTGTGGAGTAGCATTTCTTCTTGCAGTGTTAGCCGTCGCTTCAATTCATGGGCTTTGCTCACGTCAACTTTCACCCCAAGAAATCTCATGTCAACCAAACAAGGAAAAAGATCCGTTTCTAATTCAAAAATAGATCCTAGATCCTGGTCGCTTATTTCTTTTTGCATGACTTTCCATAAAGCTAAAGTTAATTCAGCGTCTCTTTCAGCATAGTTCCCTACATACATTGAGGGTAACTTCCACATATCAGCTTTAGGATCGACACCCCATTCTTTTGCAGCCGCAACTAATTCAGTTTCATTTTTTCCACGACCAACATAATCCCAGCCAAGAGAGCCTAGGTCATATCTAAATCTGTTTTCATTAACAAGTGACGCTGCAATCATAGTGTCATAAATGTTTCCATTTATTTTTATTCCCATCGCACGAATCCAACAGACATCGTACATGGCATTGTGAAAAATTTTATCTGCAGGAGATTTACAAATGTCTGTAAACCATTGAATTACTTTGCTTTTTTCAAGGTTACCACCACCTTCATGATCAAAGGGAAAGTATCCCGAGTAGCCGTCAACAGCTACAGCGATACCTACAACTTTACCTTTACCTATTACAGAACCTGATCCCATAGATTTTAAATCTGGATCATGCGTTTCTAAATCAATTGCAATTGTATCGGCTTGTCTTAAGTCTGGAAATTCTTCGGGCTTTACCCATTCTGTTTGTGCTTCAATCATTTTTCTCCTCAATGTTTTTTAATTCATAATCGTAACTACCTTTTTCATGTTCATCAGTAATCCACTTTGCAGAATTTTCTACTGACCATCGTCTAGTTCCTACAAGTCTGTGAATAGCATTTTCATGCGGGTTGATACCCATTGATGGATCATAAATTTTTAATCTGTTGTTTGGTTGTATAGCGTAGTTGCCATCTTCTAATTCTATTACGTGACCACATTTATGTTGATCAGGTTTTTCTGAATAACCAAAATTTAATTCATTGAAGTCTCCACCACACCAATCAATTGTAAAAAGATATTTACCTTTACGTTTAATATTTCTTCGTGAGTTGTATTGCATGGTACAACCTGCTATTTCATAAAAAGTTGTAACACTTACATTGTAACTAAAACAATCCCACATAACTAATTCATCTAGTGGCAGTTCTTTAACTCCCGGTTCTTTACAAAATGCAGAAATAGGTGCTCTCCACCATAGACCACCATCTTCCATTAAAAAATGAAACAAAGGAACTTGATTTGGTATAGAACTAAAACCAAATATTCCTACTTCAAAATATTTATCGTGTGAATCTTTTTGATCTCTAAGATAATTACCTCTTACATAACATTCTATAATAGGTATGTTTGCATTTAAATATGCCATTATTTATAGTCTCTTTCAATAATCATTTCTATAAAGTGAATTGCTTTTTCTAAATCTTGTTTTTTTCCTTTCAATCTATGTCTCAAGATATATTTTATAGCGCATCCTTCTGGATAAAGCAACTCGTTTTCAATTACGAATTTACTTGGCTGAATTTTAAATTTCTGATAATGTGATCCGCCAATTTGTTTATCGTATGGATTTGTCATAACTTAAATCCTTTTGCTTTGTTAGGAGCTTTAATCAAAAATAAATTTTCAATTGTTCTAGTCACGCCTACATACCAAACTCTAAATTCTTCTTCTTGTTTTTCTTGCGATTTTTTTGCACCTTTGATAGTATTCGCCGTTTGATTTAAATATAAAACTACATTGTGTGCTTCGCCACCTTTAGCTCCATGAATTGTTGAAACTTTTATTCTTGGATCTTTAAATAAATTTTCTGAATTATCTAACATAGCGCGCATGTAATCTCGTTTACTCACTGGCACATTACTAAACATCTCATACCAATCTCCTTTAAAATCTATTTCTTTATGACCTATGTGTTCCATTATTCTTTGATGTTGTATTTCAGGAATAGTTTCTCCTTGTTGTAGTTTCTCCCAGTTTAAAATGTCTTCGTACAAAGTTTTTCCCATACTGTTTCCTTGATGAGTATTAAAGAAATAACCTTTTCTTTTTAAATATGCTGGAATCTTTTTTAAAAGAGAATTAGTTCTAGCTAATATTAACCAATCCCCTTCGCTCATATCAATCCCGTTTATACTAAATCGTTCATAAATATTTCCTACTGCGTCTTTAGGTAAGTAGTTTTTAGGAATTCTGTTAATAAATATACGTGATATAATATCTAATGCTTTTTGTTGGATAATAGGAGGAACTCTTTCAGATTTATCTAATAAAATTTCTCGCGCTTTCCATTTAATAAATGAATCTACATCAGCTCCAGCCCATCCAAAAATAGCTTGATCATCATCGCCTGCAATCCATACGTCACAGTTAGTATCTTCTTCAATTTTTTTAATCATAGCCCATTGAATCAATGATAAATCCTGAGCTTCATCTACAAATATAACTTTAAATTTTGGTGTAGTTCCTTTATCTAAAAATTGTTGGATCATATCCGTAAAGTCAATCAACTTATAAAACTCTTTATAACTATTAATTTCTTTTTCTATTCCTATTAATTTATTTTTACTTATCCAACTTAAATGTTCATTACGATTAAACTGTTGTTCAACTGTAATTTGTCTCACTCTTGCTAGGTTAATAAGACTTAAATACTCACTACTAGAAGAAAAGATTCCATTAAAATTATTTGTTTCATAAGATGCATATTTAATTTGAATACCAGAAGTTTCTCCAATTGACTGATAGTTTCCTTCTTGCATTACGTTTTCCTCTTTAAGGCCCAGATTATTAAAAGCTAAAGAGTGAAGTGTTTGAAAATATTTTATATCTTTTTTAGTAAGGTCTGGATTCTTAGCTAAAAATCTATCTCTTGCTTCTCCTGCAGCTTTACGAGTAAATGCAAAGTATCCTATTTGATCATGCGGTGTACCGTTCTGTACATATTTATGTACTTCATTTAACAGTCTTCTAGTTTTTCCTGTCCCTGGGGGACCTACTACTTTATATCTCATTAATAGTTCGCTCCTTTTCGTTCTATTGGTTTGTGTTCTATTTGTGGTGTATGTAGTTGTGATAGTTTGCAAACTTTTAAAGTTTTACCATCTACGTTTAGTGAATGATCAAATTCTACATTACATCTATCTTTTAGTTTCTGTGCAATTTTTTCTTCAGGAATCTTCCATCCATTTCCTAAGTGTTCAATAAAAGAAGTAAACCTAAAATAATGAAATCCTT